TGGCACGGTTTTGCTCTCGCACCATCTCGACTTGTGCGCCCATCTCGGCGTTGATCTTGGCGATTTCCAGCTTGGTAGCCTCTTGCATCTGCGTCTTGGCAATCTCAAGCTGGCGGTCTTTTTCCTTCTGCTCGGCTTCTGCGGCCAGTTCCATCGCCTTGAGTTGCATATCGGCTTGCGCCTGTTGGGTTTCCTTCACCGTGTCAGCTTGATACTTCTGCGCGTCTGCCTGCAACTTCATCTGCTCAACCTGAACCATCGGATTCGGCGGTTGCTGCATCGGCTGGCCTTCTGCCGGATTCGTCCAAAACTGTTCCGGTTGCTTAAACCCTGCGTTTTGCGTCAGTTTTGCAGCAGTGTGATACAGGTTTTCTGGCCTTGTAATCCCAAGCTGCAAGCCTGCAAGCTGCATCTGCCAGATGTTGGTCAGGTGCATCATCTGCTGGTCTTTGTTGCCCGTACCGATACCTACGGATACGGTCACATCCGAGCGGGTTTTCCAGCTTGACGGGTCAACCTGCGTCCACTTGCCTTTCAGCCTGACCATCTCAGCCTGCCGAGAGTGCTTCAGACTCAGCGCATGGAGAATCAGCATCAGCGACTTAACGCCAGTTTCTGCAAATAGCCGTGCGATGAGTTCAATCCGCTGCATCGAGGCGTTTTGGATCGCATTGACGCCAGTGGCGGTCTTGTTCAGCGAGTTGGCGTCGATGCCTTGGTTGTACCTTGTGACGCCCGTCCTGTTCTCCCGGACACCATCGACATACTCGACAGCCTGGAGGATGTCGCCTCCCACCTGCGGATGGATGAGAGGCACGATAGCGCCCGCAGGGTCTCCGGAGACGCGAACAACACCACCGGGGCGCGAGGTGAGCATGTCATCGAGATTGACTCGGCTAGCGTCGATAGCATTTCGCCCAATATTTGCGAGGTACATGTTATCTAGGAACCCGCGCACAAGGGTCGTGCGGATAGCCTGGAGGTCTTGCACAGCATCGTCGATGCTCATGCCCGTGTGTTCGTGCGGAACACGCTGCGGCACGATACAGGCGACGGGAATCAGGTCATCCTCATCGTGGGCAAGGATGGTTGTCCCAACCACTACGAAGCGGTTTAACTCTGCCAAACCATCGTCGTCTAGGTCGAGGTTCATCCAGACATAGCGGGTCTTGATTCGGCGGGTCGCTGGGTCTGCCTCGAGGTCGGACCTGTTCAGGTTCTGGAACTCGTTCTGGAAGCGGTCAGCCTCATAGCCCTCGTCTTGACTGTTTGCCCCATCGTCAATCGTGTCCTCAACCTCGTAGCCAGCTTCCCGCAGTTGGGAGATGGTCGGCCAGTCGATGATCTCGACAAAGGGGCATCCTTCAAGGTCAATGCCTGCCCAATCAGCAGCCACACGCACACGCTCAGGGGGTGCGTTTTTCACCTTGATGGTTCTGCGCTCCTCTTTCGTCTGAATCAGGCAGGAGTGACGCAACAGACCCATCTCGTCAACGTACTCACTGTGTTCGGTGCATTCGTTTGCGGGGTTGCCCATCAACAGGGCGAACTCGTCGTCTGTCAAGCCCTCGTACTTGGCGCGGTTGACCCGGCTTTCAATCTCGGGGATAGCGTAAACGTACCCATTCTTTTCAACTAGAGCATCGTGAAACCAGTCATAGATGACCAGGAAACCCTTGTTCTTGGTCATCAGGAGGAAGTTGATGTACTCCGTCTCCATCTCAGCCTGATCGACATCCTCAGGGCCGGTGGGATTGAATACGCACACCTCGTCACCGGAGCAGAATATCTTCATCAGGCTCGGCTTGATCCACTCCACCGTATCTTGCACGTCACGCATGACGATCTGGCTTCGACCCTCTTGCTCGTTGCCATACGGACGGCCAAAGTACCGATCACGGGCGGCCTGACGCTCGTCATCCAGCTTCCCGGAGATAGACGAGGCTTCCTGCGCCTCAATCGCTGCGATGATCTGAATGTCTTCCATTTGGGGGGCGTCCTGGTCTGGGTTTTGCTTCGATAATCGCAATCCGTTCGATTAGCTTGTCAATAATTTTTGATTGAGCCATCAGCGCGTCATACAGCGCCGCAATGTCTCGTTTGTGCTGTTCAATGTCACGAATGAAACTGGCACTCATACGATGCCCATGCTTTCGTACTTGAGTTTCTTGCTGAACAACTCCTCGTTGCCCATCTGGTCAGCGACTAGCGCCATGTACCTGAAGGCGTCAGCGCCGTGTGAGTTTTCATCGTGCAATGGGCTTGTGGGTTCGTTAGTGGTGACGGGGACATTGCGCCGGTAACGCTTCAATCGCTGGAGCAGGGCCGATGCTTTGGTCTTGTCGAAATACACGCGAGGGAAGGCCTGCCGCGTGACCTTGATGCCTATTTCTACGCTCTGGTTAGGCACGATGCCCACGTTCCATCCCAACGCTCTTAGAACGTCTTCGATACTTTTGCCGGTCTGTAGGTTCTTGTGCTTTCCATCGTGGGGAATCCACAGCTTGCCCCAATTTAGGCGCTTGTTCATCAGTTCAGCGGAGAACCAGTCAATCGTCCGGTGACTGTCCTCGATGTACTCAATGATGCGGATTTCGCTTAGGTGCCGCTGTGCAAGGATGATGGCCGTGCTGTCGTTCCAGCCAAGGTCAAAGATCACATGAACTTTCAAGCCGGGGGCATAAGGCACATTGCAGACACGGTACTTATCCAGTGCGTCGGCTATTTCACCTGCGTAGATGGCACCCTCCACCGCAGGCCTGCACTTGCCTTCCCATGTCGTCTGATACCCAATAGGGTCGCGCTGCTTCATGTGCAGGCGCTCGGCCTCTAGGACTTGGGGAAACCAGGGGTTATCGCTCCAGTTCACCTGCTGAACCCATGCGCCCTCTGGTGGGTCTAGCACGAATCGCTTGTATGTCGGGTCATCATCCAACTCGGGGTTGAACGTGATCCATATCTCGCTACCCGGCTTGCGGATGGTGGGAATCAGCACATCCCAACTCTTGTCGGTGACTACCTGGGCCTCTTCCACCCAGCAGATATCCACCGCTTCGAATGACTTCAGGTTCGCCACGCCCTGCTGCCGGATGCCAGCGAATGCGAAGTCACTACCGTTCTTGCCGAGAATCTTTGTCTCTTGGATGTCGAACAGGTGGGCCAGGCCCATTGCCTCTATCTGATCTTTTAGCAGTCGGTGGACTGACTCTTGGATGGACTTCTGCGTTTCCCGAGCGCACAGCACCCGGATGGGCTTGGCAGCGGCAAGCGTAATGAGCGCACGGGCAACTGACCATGACTTAGCCGAACCCCGCCCACCGTGCAGCACCTTGTACCGGCACGGATTGAACAGGGGTAGCAGCTTGTCAGGTAGGCGGATTTCCAGGGACGCCGATGACATTGATGGTCATGCTTGTCTGAACGGGCTTGCCGTCCTCGCCGGTCACTTGCAATGGAAGAACCTTGCCCACCAAACCCAAGAAGGCAGCAGCGGTCCTAGGATCGTTTGCCTTGCGTTCAAGGTACTCCACCCCTCCCGCGTTGTTCAAAGCGCCCAGAATCATGTCCTTGAGCGCGGCAGGCACCTTGTTGGGCGAACCCTTTGGCCTTCCCTTTCCACTATTCGGCAGTAATTTAGGTTTGTCAGACATGGTTAGCGACTCCTAACATGGTTGGTCGCGAGTTGGTTATTCATTTAGCCATGCGCCAAACATCACGCATCCGGCCAAATTGATGCAATCAATCAAAGATGCTCCGTGCTGCACGATAACCCCGCATAGCGCGAGCACGTTTAAAAACAGCAACGAGCCTATTAGCACTTCTTGGGCGGCTTCTTGCCTGATTTCTTTTTCATCATGGCGATACCTGAATAAAAACGCCCCGGCGACCATGAATCCACAGTCCATACCGGGGCAAAGGCCGATTACTCGACCAAGGAGCAGATTGGGCGAGGGACGGGCACCATGCGTAAAAGCGTGTTGGTGATGTGCCGCGCCCTCTGATTCTGCCGACACCACCGCCTCCGCAAAGAGGCTAGCTGCGTGTATTCACTGTGCCGTGCGGGGACAATATCATGTCTTGATTACTATGGCAAAGCACTACCGGTAGTGTGCTAGCCATGCCGCATACGCTTTATATGGCGTTGTTCCACACATTGTAACCACTTGCCTATCCTGCCAAGGCCATCTAGGCAGACGTCCAAGCGCAACACACGTCCAATTCCCACCACGCTTAAACAATCTCGGCTTTTCTGTTACCGGAATGATTCGTCCGTTATCCATTGTTCCTCGCCATCGTCCTAGCATCCTTCAGCAGCAGGCACAGCCCATCCATGCTCACCGCCAACGTCCTGCACATCCTCCGAGCGTCCACCGGGAACACGTACCACCACTTCAGCACCAGCATGTGCGGCCTCGGTAGCCTGACCACGGTCTTTTCCATCCGCATCGCATCCAACGTATCGCAGCTTATCGGCACCTGTGGGTCAGTGTCCCATTGCCTGCTGGTCAACGCTCCCCGAAACATCGGGTGAACCTGTCCACGGTGTTTGTTTGGCCTAACCCACCGCGCCCAGTTCACTAGCCTCTTGTGGATATCTTCGTGCGAGGGGTCGATGTGGTCTAGCGCCATACGGCTCCTAATGTGAATCCACCACCTTGGGCATCTGGCTTCTGTCGCTGCTTAACGCTGCGCTCAAAAACCTCC